TATATTTCTCCAATACTTTATTATATACAGCTTGTGCTACATGTTTCATCATAAGAGGTGGCACCATTCTACCAAGCCTCTCTGCTTTTTTTGAATGTTTCCCAGTTAAAGCAAAATCATCTGGTAAAGACATAATTCTTTTCAATTCGGCTATAGTAAACTTCCTGGGCTCACTCCAATGACATCCACCAGCACCAGTTTCCCCAGCTCCTGTGGCTGTGACAGTAGGTGATGGATGAAATCTTGAACATCTTTTTACATTAAAGTGATGACCTTTAGGATGATAATCTGCTCCTGTCAAAACTTTAGGTGGATCAAGAGGCATTAATGCAACAGTATCTTTATAGTGTGCTGATGCTGTCCATCTCTCTACAAGGTAATCTAATTCTTCTTGATCATATACTAATCCATCAAATGCTTCTTGTAGAGATATAATATCAGAATTTCCCTCTGGAAATAAACTTGCGATATTCATAAAGGTAAGGCCAACATCTCTAGTTACATCTTCTCTTACACCGATAAAGATAACTCTCGACCTAGTTTGTGGAACACCGTATTTTACAGAGTTTAATACTTTTGCAGATACATCATAACCGATGTCCTCAAATGTATTTATAATCTTATTAAAATATTCTTTTGCTTCACCCATTGTTAAACCAGCTACGTTTTCTGCAATAATTACTTTAGGTTTTATTTCTTTTGCAACTCTTAGAAACTCAAAAAATAAGTCTTCAATATTCTCAACTTTCTTACCATCTGAATAGTTCTTAGTAGAACCCCAACCATCTGAGTGTTTACCTCCAGCACCATGTGAGATAACTCCCGCCATTGAAAATGCACTACAAGGAGGTGAACCGTCTAAGATATCAAGTTCTCCAGGCTTTATTCCAGCTGCATCCATCAAATCTTTGCCAGTAAGTTGTTTGATATCATCTGGTAAAATTGGTGTATCTGGATAGTTTTCTTTATAAGTTCTCTGTGCCTCAGCCACAAATTCATTTACCGCCAATATTTTACCACCTGCTAGACGATAGCCTGTGGATGAACCGCCTCCGCCTGCGAATGTAGATATCACAGTAAATTTTTCTTTAGATGATTCTTCGTGAACATCTTTCATGTTATATGGTGTATATTTCATTCCATAAATCCTTCTAAGGTAGTTGTGCCATGCTCGTGCCAATCTCTTGCCATATCCATAACTCTTTTTCTATTATTAAAATTAATCTTCTTACTATTTAGCAAACTTTCAAATGCAACGTCTACCTTACTGTCAAGCTGTAAATTCAAATGTGGTTTCACCTTTATGTTGTTAAACTCTTCAAATGCATCTCTTACATGATGCTTCTGATAGGGTTTATTTAATTCATACCAATCCTTGGAATAAAAGAAATCTTTTACCTTCTTATTTAAGAAAGGATTAAGCATAACTTTACCATACTTTTTGCTTAAAGTCAAGTGTTTATTTAGCCCAGCCGTATTTTCTGGTAAATAATACTTATCTCTAAACACATCTAACTTTTGTTTTGTGTGTTTATAATGAATTTGTGCTTTCTTACTAATACCGTAATATCCATCTGCACCCCAACCAGTAACAACATATTTTTCAATTATGTGTGGGTATACATAAAGGAATGGAAACACACACTCAAAATGCGTTTTCTTTTTACATCCAAGATTAGCTAATGTAAGCCAATCTTGTTCCAATTTATCTGTAGGAACTATAATAGAATCAAATTCCCAACCCATATATTCAGCAACTTCTTTAGCTTTTTGTATATCATAACTTTCATGAATATCTAATCTAAAACTATATGCATGAACTTCTTTTCCAGCATAGTGGGCTGCAAGTCCAGCAGATATAGAATCTACACCGCCCGATAATAGTAATGCAACCTTTTCACTTTTACAACAAATAAAAGATTTTATAAGTAAGTCTCTGATCAATTAAAGAAATCCTCCAAGGAGCCTTGCGTTCCGTAAGAATTATCTATCAGCCACTTTATCTTTACCGTAATAAACTTTAGTGGTTCAACAAAACTCTTTTCAAATTGAACATCGTAATCAATAGAGTCCATCAAATCAAGTTCTCTAGGAAATTGTGTAATAAATGAAAATGCACTAGCCTGATATATGTTAGGCTGTTTAAGATTTATGAACTTGATCTTATCGCCTTCTTGTATCCGTGGATAGATGCCTTCAAGTTTATTCTTTTCTATAAGATGATTATATAGAATAGCCCCCTTACAATGGATAGGCGCGCCCTTCTTAAATAGATTATGAGATTCAGTCCATTTATCAAGACCATTAACTGATCTTGGATATGAAATATCTTCAGGCGGTAGTTTCATAAACTCTTCACGAAAATCTTGAATGAAAGTATTAAGTTGCTTTTCAGTACCACTCATTATAATTTTCAATGCTTGTTTTAACTTTTCTCGACATGGAGCAGGCGTACTTGACTTTACGGCTTCAATCCCCATAATCTTGAGTTTTGGCTCAGAATAACGCACCCCCTCACTATCGTATACGTTAAGTATGTACCTCTTCTTAGCAGTCCATATACCCTTGTCAGCGATGACTTCACGAGACATTTGCATCTTTTGGTCATATGCATTTGTTACTTTAGCAAGAGCTTGATAAGAATTATTAATAAACGGTTCAAGTTTATCCTTAGCAACCGTGTCCAAGAAATCGACAATCTTTTTATTGTCTGCTCCTTCTTTAAACACTTTATTAACCAATCGGTCAAAAGTAATGTATACTGAATCCGTATCACTGGCAATCACATAATCTTCATTAGTCGTTTCCAACAATTTGTTGAGATACATGTTAAGAGATTTTTCGATCCAACGTATAGATAATTGACCAGAAGTAGTGATGGCTGTAGCGACCAATAAATCAAAGTAACGAAACCAATTATTACCAATAGCACCATACGCCGAGTTAAGAGAAATCTTCTTCGCCATCTGGATATTATTGTATCTTGAGATATCCTTGAGAAGAGACTTATCCTTCGTGTCTTCATATTTCTGTTCAGCTTCCAACATGAGTTTTTTATATTTAACCCTATCATTATACATATTCTCCATTATTTCTGGCAGAAACCCCTTTTTGTCTCTACGAAAGAAAGCACCATTGGGTGTTAAACAATACTTAGTATCGTTTTTTATGTTGCCATTTAGAATCTTATCTACTAGGCCATCTTTCTTCTGACAGTTAGGTACTAATGTTTCTGGCGAGATGTTATACTGCATAATCAAGTGTGGATACAATGAGTTTAAGTCAAATGACATAACCCAATTGTGCATACCGACTTGAGGGTCTTTTACATAAGCACCTTCAAACTTTTCACTTTTTTCGGTGTGTTTATTCTTTGGTGGAATAACAATATTTTTACTTCGTAAATAATTGTAAATAAGAATATCCCAATATTTAACTGAGCCCAGGACATCCATATAATTAACTTTAGCCTCATATGCCATAGTCAAACATAACTCAATAAGTTTCATCTTATCTTCTAACTTATCAACAAGCTCCACATCAGTAATATTGTATTCAATAAAAGATTGATAATCTTTCTGATACCATTCTTTGAATGTAGAAAAGGGATTACCCTCTTTCTTTTCACCAAGTTCAACAAAGGCAATATGATCAAGTCTATATGATTCTTGTGCCGTGTAAGTAAATTTACGATACAAGTCAAAATAATCTAAGTGAGCAATACCTTGAATTTGATATAGTTGATGATTCCTACCCATTTGGAATACATTCTTTTCTTGAACACTTCCCCAAGGAGATAAGCGTTTTAGTTCATCTTCACCAAACAAGTTTTTGATACGATTACATAAGTAAGGAATATCAAAGAACTCTGTATTCCAGCCAGTAATAACATCTGGCTGATGTCTTTCCCAAAAGATTAGAAACTCTTTAAATAAATGCACTTCACTTTCACACTCAATATAAGTAACATCTTCGCGTTCATTGATGAATTTACCAATACCAAACACAACAATGTTCTTACTCTGATGATTCTTTATTGTAATTGACAGCATAGGTTCAGCTGCAATTTCTGGACTAGGAAATCCATTCTCACATTGAACCTCAATATCGATAGTTGCAATTAAAATATTATCTATATCCCAATCAATCTGATTAGGATAACTATCAGCCAAATAGCAATAAGGATACTGAGTATTACCGAATACTAGTTCTGGCTGACTTTTATATTGTTCGACCCATTCTTTCGCATCTTTGATAGATGGGAGTTTTACTGGAGTGACATAATCACCATTCAAAGTCTTCCAATCAGTAGGATTTTGAACAGGCGAATATAGTGTGGGTTGATATCGAATCTTACGATTGACACGTTCACCGTTAACTACTTCACGCAGTAAGAGATTGTTACCCCATTGGAGTATGTTTGTATAGAAGTTCATTATGTAATAATACCAGGCTTAGGTGTGTTTGTCAACTAAAATTTAGCTCTTCTTGAATAAATTCTCTATTTTCTTTAGTGGTGAAATTAGAATTTAATGTCTGTAATTTATCGGCTGCATTAGCCAGTTTAGTCATTTCATCATCAATAGCTGTAACCAAATCTGGATGTTCACCAATTCCAGCTGGATTCTTAATATACACGGTTATATTTGCCTTTGCAGCTGCCATTTCATATTCATATTTTTTTCTTAATGCGTCAATCATTTATTCATCCTCATCGTTATCGTCACCTCGAGCAATCCAATCAGATAATACAAACCTTCGATTTGGATTAACGCTGACCATGGCTCGCGACATAAAATCTCTATTAACTAAAAATGTGCTTCTAGAGTCTTTGGTTGTAAGACCTACAGGAACGTCAATATATTTTCTATTATTAAATATAATGTTAACGAATACTATAGGTCGCTCATCTATCTTCCCCACATGTTCTGGTTTAGATATTCCTTGTAAGGTAGAGGAAAACTTTTTGCCAGCTCTATCCCACTTAACTTTTCTTCCTTGTATATCAATATTATCGACATGGAGCATGGAGGCTTTTGTACCATTACCTGTATCAAATTTACCTCTGAGTGGGCCCAATCCTTCTATCTCAACTCTTTCTACATATCCAGACTCAGTAGGAAATGAATGTCTACGATTATTATTAATGCTAATAAAGTCTATTAATTTATCCAATATCTTTGTTGGTGTTGTATTACCCAAGTATGGATTATTTGAAGATTCAGTATCAGTAATATCATACATACCAAAGTTCGATGCTATACCAGCAGAACCGTTACATTCTAAAACGTATATATCTTTACCTACTAATGCATGATCTACACCAACAATATATGCACCTACAGAACGAGCAGCTCGAAGTATAACACTTCTTTCTTCTTCGTTTAATTCATATGCTTCTGTAGTAGCACCTCTATGTCGATTAGACCTAAAATCTTTTTCTGCTGAAATTCTTTTGGTTGATGCTAAAATCTTACCCCCAATTACAATTGTA